TTATATACTATATCGCTACATGACCCCACGCCGGCCATTCCGAACATTTAACCATAAAATTAAAAAATTAACCGAAAATTAATTTTAAAAAAAAAGAAATAAAAAAATCAAAAAATAAAAATAAAAAAAAGAAATAAAAAAATAAAAATAAAAAAAAGAAATAAAAAAATAAAAATCAAAAAAAGCAAAACCCCAATAAAATAAAAATTAATAATTTGTTATAATAATATGAGTTGTTTTTTTTTTAGTCATTTCATAAGTTTTATTATATTCCGATTTTATAAAAAATATATCTTTTAAATGTTCAAACAACATTTTATTAATCCACATATTTTCTAATATTAATAACATTTTACAAGAATATACATATTCTTTTTCAAATAATGATTTATATAAATTGGTAGCATTACCAGTACTATAAAATGAATTACACGCCTGAATATATGGTGGATCTAATATCATTAAAACATTTTTACAATCTTTATATTGTTTAATGATTTCTAAAGCATTAATATTAGAAAAAGTAATATTAGCATTTTTTAAAAATTTATAAATAGGAACTAAAGTAAAATCAATTTCTTTTATTTGTTTTATTCGTGTTAAACTAGGATATAATCCAGCTCTAATACAATAATATTTATTTTTTACAAACCAACCAACAAAACCATGTTTAATAAATTCATTATAATATTTTTTTCGTTCATCATCTTCTGTATATGTATTAAAAATAATACGAAATTCATTTAAAGACTGAGATAATAAATTTAAAGATATATCGTTTCTAACTGTTTTATATAATAATATTAAATTTTCATCAATATCATTTAATATATAATTATATGATAAGTCATATTTATTATATATAAAGTTAGAAATAGACGATGACCCGCAATAAGGTTCTATTATAGTGTCAATATCATCTAATTTAATAAATTTATCTATTTCTTTTAATTCCGAACGTTTATTCCCAGCATAAGAAAAAAAAAAGTGATTCATATATAATATAAGTAGATATTTTTTTAAATATATTTTTGATAAATATATTTAAATAATTAAAAAAAAATTAATATCCATAACCAGCCGCTAATAGGGCTCCTCCTCTAGGACGACCAACCTTTCTTTTTTTAATTCCTAATCCACGAACCTTAAACCCACCCATTCCACTTAAACCACCTGTCGCTTCATTTAATGCCATTTTTCCTATCTGTTGAACTAATGGATTTTTCGCAAATTTATGAACACCCTTAGAAAATGATTTTAATGAACCGCCATGAGTAGCACGAGAAACCAGACCTAATCCGGCCATTGATGATAAACCCCCCGTTGCTTCGTCTAATGCCATTTTTCCAATTTGTTGAACTAATGGATTTTTTGCAAATTTTCGAACACCCTTAGAAAATGATTTTAATGAACCACCACCCAGTCTATCATGTGCCATATCACTAAGCATAGACGCATCCAGACCTTGGGAACTAGCAAAATCAGATGCGCCAGATATAGCTTGATGAGCTAAACTATTTAATAAAGGATTATGTTTGACCATTTTACCCACTTTTTTTAATTTTGACATAATCCCAGTACCATGTAAATGAGCATGATGTGCCATTTGAAACGGATCTAAAGTTAAATTATGCCCTGCACCTTTTAATGATGCTTTATGATGTTTTTTTAATTGTTCAGATGATAAATGGATGACATGACCTTTTCCATGTTTGACACGTACGGTATGTCCTTTTAATAATTTAGATAATTGTGCATTACTTAAAACTTCAACTTCTGCAGGATGATACATATATAATATAATAAAAGATATTAATTATTTTTAAAGTTATTAAAAAATAATTAATATTCATAAAACTAGATAATAATATTAAAAATAATAATATTAAAAATAATCATGTACAATAATTGATAAATGCTTTTTAGCATCATTAGCCGTAATAACTCCAAAATTTACTAATTTTAATAATAATACATTTAAATCATGAACTAATATTTTATTATTATTACCAGATGAGATTTCGCCTTCTATTAGCTCAATTTTATCTTTTATATCTTGTACTGAATCCGAAATATTATTTTCATGATGATGTTTAAGACCAGTTAATTGCATTAAACGATTATATATTTCATGTTCGTTAGAAGGTAGAACTGATAAATCATATTTTTTAATTGTATCTCCTCTATATAATTTCATTATAATATTAACAAATTGTTCTGAAACTTTCATAGACGGAAATCCGTTTATATTATGACCTTTTTTATCTTTTAAGACTAATAATGACTTATAATATAATTTATTTAATAATATTTGAGCATTTCCTAACATTGCTAATTTTGGTATATCATCCGATTTAACACCCCATCCACTTAAATTATCTCTTTGTGCTGAATTTTTAGCCGATCTATTTCTAATAACTACCCCATCTTTAAATTCTAATGTATATCGTTTGCTTAAATAATCAAAGGCGGTTTTACTAAAATCTAAACTACCTGATACACCAAATAATATTTCACTTAATTTTTCAATTCCTAAAATTTCATTAAGTAATTGAAAATCTATTAAATTTGATTGTGATCCTTTAGTATATAATGGCTTATCATGTGGTCCCCTTAATATATTAAATGTTCCAACATCTGGACTATTTGATACTAAAATTAAAGGTATTCTTTTTGCACTAGTTGATATAATACCTAATTTAATATATACTGTTTGCCCTGTTACTTCACTATACACCCGTAAAATATTACCATCTTGAATCACTTGTAAATCACCTAATTCTTCAACTTTATTACCTGCAATATTTGTAGCCTCTTCAACATCATGTTCTACATTGTGTTCAAATTTTAAACCTTCATCTTTTCTTTCGTCTCTTTCTAAAAATCCTAACAGTTCGCCCATTACTTCTTCAACTTCTGGTTTGTCTGTTTGTACTGATATACTAACTCTTTCAACTTTACTTTTAGGCATAGTAGATTGAACGCCTGTTTCTTTTTCATTTAATATTTTATCTATAGTTTGTAAATAATCTGTACTTGATACCGATTTATTATTATAACCATAAACCGACAATAATTTTTTAGATATATTACCCCAATATTTATTAACTATAAATTTCTCTTCTGGTTTCAATCCATTTAATACTCCTTCAATTAAACTTGTATTTCTAGTTATATTTTTTAAATTATTTTTAAGTTTTTCTAAATTTTCTATACTAGCATTAAAAAACATATTTTCATTATATGGCTCTAGTGCTTGTTGTTCTATTCTTTGTAAATAATCTGCCTCTGATTCGCCTTGTGCTTGTTCCATTTTGAAATTTCCCGAATTTAAAGTATTTAATATTTCTTGATGTTTTCTTATTTTTTCTTTATTATCTTTTGCTATTACTTTTTTTCTAATATTCATTGCGTCAATTGTGTCGCGTTCATTATCAATATCATCTTGTAATTCTTTTATTTTATTATATTGTATGTGGACTAGTTCATCTTTACTTATCATAGTTCCTTCAAAATGTATTAATTTCCCGGCTTTAACCTGTTCATATTCTTTTTTAAGATTTGTAATATCGTCTCGTGTATTATTGTATAAATTATAGAAATATTCTAGTTTTTCTTTTAATACTTGTGGATTTACTTGAAAAGTTTTTAAAAAAATTGTCTTTACCTTTGGTTCATCTACTTGTTTTTTTAATCTAAAAATTTCAATTTCTATTTTTTCAAGTTTCATTTCTTTTTTATTTATTTCAGTTGTTAATTCAAAAAGATTTTTTTTTATAACGTCATCTAATTCATGTTTTATATAATATTCATCTAATTGTATTATTTTTTTGTTTATATCTTCTATTTCTGCTGTATTATTACTAATTAGTTCTTCATTATAATCTAATTCGTTTTTAAATTCTTCTTCATCAAATGTTTCTAATTCCACGTCATCTATTGGTCTTTGATATCTGCTTTGGATTTCATTTCCTTCTTCGTCATAAGTGATTGTAGGTTGATTATATAAATGTCCGTAAGTGTCTAACATTTCTTTCGTAAATTTATTATTAAATATTAAATCTTTTTGAATTTTTGGTCTTGCTCTAACACCGATATCTTCTAATTTTATTTTATAGTTCATGTCGCCTAATTGGTCTAAGGTACTTTTATCATAACCACTCATTATATATAATATATGAAAAGATTTTAATTTTATAAGTTTATTTAATAATTCTTAACTAAATAAAATGATTATAAAACATCATATATAAATAATTATATAAAAAAATCTATAGTAAATAAAATCTTTTCATATATTATATATAATGAGTTCTGATAAATACGTCTTTGATAAGTCCGAAAATGAACAACATATGTCTAATACCCCTTATGAAAATAAAATCTGGAACTATATACCCGATCTAAACGCCGGTCAATACCAAAATAATGCCCTTTCATTATGCCAAATAGATTTAGGTAGCATATATAATTCTAAATATTGGAACTGTCCCGAAGATGCATTTATTGCAGTACCAATTGTAATGGTTTATGCTCTATCCAACACTGTTACTCTGGTTGCTCCCGCGCCGGCTGGTATTGGTTGCGCAAGTGCTGTTTTGGCTCTAAAGGCTGGTTATTATCAATTAGTTGATAAAATTGAACTAGAGTTAGACGGAAAAGTTATTGAACAAATGAACCCTTTTGCTAATGTTATAACCGGATTTAAAATGTTATCTCAAATGTCAGTTAGTGATTTACAACAAGTCGGATCGCAAATTGGGCTACCTACATTAGATAGTGCTAATAGTATGAAATATACTGCATTGACTGGAATGCAAAACAATTTTATTTTTGGTAATAGTATGCAAGCAAATGCATCCGCCACTTTAAATTCTGGAACAACTAATGATAGATTAACAAAAAATGTTCAAAGAATCGGATTTAATACCGCAACCGGAAATGCTAACAATTTTGATTTATTAACATCACAATCACAACAAGACACTGAGGGCCGTGCATCATTTAGAATTTTAGCAACAAATTATGGAGTTTATTATGATACTGCAATTATTAGAATTAAGGATTTATTAGATTCTTTTAATAATATGCCATTAACTAGAAAAATGCAAGGCGCACTAAGAATTTATTTTAATACTGGTTCATGCGCTGTTAAAAATGGAACTCTCTCAGGATTAATTGGACCACTTCCAATTGGTTTTTCTCAATCTTCAACCACCTTCTCAACTACCTGTCCTTTTACTATTAATCAATCTGCACAAATTGTTAGTACCGGGGCTACTACATTTACTGATATAAACGCTGGTTTATTTATTGCTCGTGCCCCTACTACTTCTTTAGCAAATGGAATCAATTTAGGTGCGTCTGGTGCGGTTCATCCTACTCTAAATGGTGTAAGATTATATTATTCACAAGTTGAACTTAAACCACAACGGGCTTTAGAATATGTATCAGCAAATAGAGCTAAAAAGGTCACTTATAATTCATATTTAACAACTGTTATTAATAATATTAACGCCTCATCATCATATTCTTCTATTATTCAAAGTGGTATTACTAATATTAAGGGCGTTGTTATTGTTCCTTTAATTTCTTCATCTGTTTTAACATATAATCAATATGTATCACCTGTTGATACCTGTCCTGGTACTTTTGCACCTTTATCACTAAATCAAGTCAATTTACAAATTGGGGGTACAAATGTTCTTAATATTCCTTTATATTATTCTTTTGAAACTTTCGCAGAGCAGATTGTATCATGGGAAAATATTATCACTGATTTTTCTCTACCAGTTGGACTTATGAGCGCTGATTATTGGCAGAATAACAGAGTTTATTACATTGACGCATCTCGTCAAGGTTTAGCCGATCAAAATACACCAAGAAACGTGGTTCTCCAATTTACTAATAATAATTTAGTCGCAATTGATCTACTCGTCTTTACTATTAGAGGTGAAGAATTTACTCTAGATGTTGAAACCGGCGCAATTAGTAAATAAATAAATAAATAAATAAAATAACTTTTAAAAATTTAATATATACATATAGTTTATATGCTACGCCTAGAATAATATAAAACATATTTTTTATAAAAAATATCTTTTATAATATTATATATATATTAAATGAACGTTTTAACAAATACTGACATTATAAATATCTTAGACCATTACAAGATTAAATTAAACGCAATTGACCAAAAAGATAAGATTATATTAAATAAACCTGGGTATTATATCATAAATATTCAAAGTAGTAAAGAAGGGAGTGGTACTCATTGGACAGCTTTAATATATAATCCTGAAAAGTCTTATTATTTTGATGCGTATGGATTTCCGCCTCCTGATGATATTGAATTATTATTGCCCGAATATGATTATAATATGTTTGATATTCAAAATATAAATAGTTCGTCATGTGGTTTTTATTGTATAGCTTTTTTAAAATTTATGAATTCAAAAAAAGATAAAGAAAGCGCTTTTAAAACATTTTTGAATATTTTTAAGAAGAATACAATACAAAATGAAAATATATTGGACTCCATATTAAATTCAAAATAAAATTATGTTTCAATAAAGTTTTTAAAATTATGTCGTATTTTTTTAACACCAGCCCCGACCGTACAATCAATCATTAAAAAATTTCGTGGTTCTCTCGTTGCGTATTCATAAGCTTTTTTAAAAATTTCTTTATCAATATTTTCTGTATTATGATTTCTAATAATATTATTAATAGTTGTATTGTCATTTTGTTTAAAAATTATAAAATATTGACAATTTCTTGTAATTGGTTTTGGTATGCTTGTATAATTTTGACCTAGAACCCAACATGAAAACCCCATTTTACGACCAGCTTTTAAATATTCTTGTATTTTAGACATATCTTTTTTTTTCAAATCTGTAAAATCATCAAATATAATTAATTTCTCTTGTTCCTTTTCATCATCATCAAATTCTGATAAATCCGGCAGTTCTGCTATATCTGTATATGTTTCTAGTTCCGGTATCTTTTCTTGTAAAAAGTTATATAATGGCTCATCTGATGTTGAACCAGTAAAAAGAATAATTTTATAAAATGCATTTGATTTACGTTTTAAGAATTCAATTAAAGCATTAGTTTTCCCGGTACCAGTCTGTCCAATGCAACAAACATGAGAACATGGATTAATATAATGGTCTTTATAAGTTTTATCTATCTTTGGTTTTCTAACAAATTCTTTATCTATTTCATTATACCAATTTTTTAAATTATCAGTCATATAATATAATAATATATTTTAATTATTATATTATATTATTTTAATTCCATAATAAATTTATTGATAAAAAATTCGGCGAATATGGATTATTTATCCAATTCCCTTTTATATTACTAGCTCTCAATAAATAATTTAATCGTCTTGTTTCGTCTTTATGTTTTGTATAATCCTCATAACCCATTTGACCAAAACTAATAAATTTATTATTATTAGGATCATATATTGAATATTTTTTATTTTTTCTATTACTAACTGTAATAAATGTATTAGGACCATATATATATACTGCTTTTCTATATACTTCATCTGGATTACTATAATTTAATAATTCATTATATTTATTATCCATATAACATATGATTATATATTATTTTTAGGGCTTGATGGTGGATGTGTCAATTCAAATTCTCGTTCTCGTTCTTCAACTTCAACATCTCTAATAATTTTACATCGTCCTCCGCAGACACTACACTCTTTACACTTAGATTGAAAGCATAAAGAAGCTAATTTTAATACGCATCCCGAAATTATTGTAACAAATGAAATCCAAAAAACAGAATCTAAACTTGTAGTCATTATAATATTATTAAAGATATTAATTATTAAAAAGGAATATTTATTATTTTTATCCAATTCTCGTTATATTTATTTGACCTATTGTTGAAAATGTCGCAGATGTATTATAACTATAATTTAAATAAATTGGTGTTGTTGTCGTTAAATTAATAATTAATGAACAACTCATATTTAAAACTCCCGTTACTGCTGTTA